TCTATGATGAAGCACGATATGCATATGCGCATCAAGATTATTCAGGGTATTCTTAACAGAATTGCAGAGGAAGTTTGGGATCCAGCAACATACTCATTCATGACAGTTCTTAAGGGGGAGACTAGAATGGTGGAGATGATTAAACTCTTCAAGTACCTTCAGCAGCCACCATATTTCAAGATTATCAGTCTATTTCCCGCATTTCATACGGCGGTGATGGCAAAGGTAAAAGAGTTAGAGGCTATCCCTCTTGAACACAAAAATACTTACTCTAAAGAGGCTATTGACAAGTTTACTCTTGAGATTACTAAACTAAAGAGTAAGATTGAGAAGGAAAAGGACTTCTTTACAAATGATGCACCCTGCCTAGAACTAATTGAATTTCTCAGATTTGTCTAGCCAACTTAGAAAAAGTAGAATCTCCGCAGTGCATCTGGATCCTGCTTCTTTGAAGCATTATAGTGAGAATTGGGGCTAATCCGGTGATATACGAGTACAGAATCCAGATTATAGAATACCTTTTCTTGTAAAATAAGACGACACCAGAGATCATAGTCATCTAAATTGAATTTATCTGTACAGTGCAGCAGTTCTTTTTTCATTAAGATAGATGAGTTTATCATAGGATTAGCAGTCTTAAACTGAGAGATATCTATGAACCCTGTTGGAATCGGCGGTGATCCAGTCATGGCACCAAAGTACTCACATTTAGTTCCAATCACATCTGGCATTAGTAAATGCATATCACGGACTAAATTCTGCTCCTGGAGTTTCTCAGGGTGCCATATATCATCCACGTCTAAGATAGCCACCCAGGCTCCCTTAGCATCCTTAGCTAGAGCATTCATCGCCTCTGCGCCCCCTTTCACATCAGCATAGTTAATTAGTCTGATCTTAGCCTGTTGATCTGAAGTACATATCGTATCTATTGTGTATCTAGCTATCCTATACGTATCACCGCCGTCAGGACCATGACCATTAACTCCAATCAGAAGTTCCCAGTCAGTAAAGGTCTGATCTAAGACTGAATGGAGTGAATCTGGCAAGTACTCTACACCATTATATAGCCTTATTAAGACACTTATACAAGGCATCACTATATAAGATTTCTTATAGGGGGTTTATGTGGTTCTAGTTTCGCCTCGTCTTAGACTTCTTATTCTTACTTCTATTTCTTCGCCTGGTCTTCTTTCTTTTCCCTCCTGTAGATAACATAGCAGCATTAATGTGATCTATACAATTAGCATATACAGACAAACACTGTGTATCTTTACATTTGTTTACTTCGCTTGTAATTTTTTCCAAGAGGTCTGCATATTTTGCATGATTTTCTACTGTTTTAAGAGTGATTGTTACTAAGTACAAATAACCAATTCTCTCTTTCATTGATCCTATCGTATTAATTTGGATTGTACTATCTCTGGATGACTTCTCAAAGTCGATTAATTTCACATTAAGATCTGCTTCCACCATCACATTCTCTAGAGACAGATCATTATGCATTATACCGCCGGACCACAAGACATTTAGTGCCTCAGTCAAATTCAATAGAATTGTTAGAACCTCCTTATCACTATTACTAGTCTTACTCATGAGTGCTCGATTCACATAATCATATAATGTCTTACCTTCAATAAATTCCATAAGAATAAAGTAGAATTCTTTATCTATATCACCAGAATCATAGATCTTTGGAAAATACTGTGGCTTATTAAGTTTCTTCAGCTCTTTATACATTTCATCCTCCTTTTGTAAAAGTGCATATTTTGTTGTATGATCTCTATCTTCTCTATTTCCCATTTTTAACACGTATTTCACCGAATCCTTTTTAAATATACAGACACCTCTTTTCTTGTCATCCTTCAATATTTTATCGGGTTCAAATATACCATAGTCTCTTAAACTTTTCTTCATATCATTATAGCTTACCACAACAGGTGATTTAATACTCAGTGTCATAGGACTAAGTGAGTTTTCATCATATGAATACGATGAAAGGCTACTAGGCGAGTCCATTCTATTTAAAAGGTAGAAAAGGTTTAGTATGCGAACATCATTGTTCCTCTCCCACCATACACTCTGAATATATTGTATGTCTCAGCAAATGTTCTCACCCAGAAGCGCTCAGCGTAAGAATCTGTAGGATCCCCTGTGATACCATGGAATCCTAGAGCTAAGCTGATCCGCTGTACCTTGTCCAGATTTGCATTACCCAGTGGCATAGAGATCGGATTCAGACCATTCTGACATCCAAAGGGCAAATTATAGTAGTAGCGGTTGATCCAAGGAGCTTTTCTCTGCTCCATAGAAGGCATTAAAGACCTGAACAGGGCCACATTTTCTGTTGAGTACCTATTCAGAGTCTCAGAGTAGTTCAAGGCTAGCCACCTGATTGGTTCTGAGCCGCTCGTCGAAAACCCAGGTCTCAGAGTTTGATAGAATCTGGCATCTAGGCCACTAGCATCTGGCCACCACAAGGAGTAGGGGTTCGTCTGATTCTTAGACAGATCTCTCGTTGCCAAGAAATGTGCATTGAGCGAGGGGGCCTCGTAGCGCTGACAGTAAAAGAAGAGATCTCTCGTCGGATTAGGAATATCTAGGCGGATCTTAGCATAGGTATTTTTGTTTGTATCTTCAGGATTCATTGTGTAATGCTGTACTATAGGCACCTGCAAGTCTGCAATACGGAATCTGTTCGCCTCAGCCTTGTCAAGATAGATGTATTCTACCATCAGATGTGAATCCTGGATTGAGTATGTAGCCGGCATTTGTATATTTGGAAAGGCTATAGTGGGTTCAATATAAGATCTGAAGGGCTCCAGATTTGGCATAATAGTACCTGAAATGTCCTCATAATAGAATTTAGAGTTTATAATAGGCCATAAGGACCCTCCTTCTACATTTATGGCAGGTAGTGCATTTCTAGAGTCTGTATAGTACAAACTGGTTATGGGCTTGAAATTCACTGTGAGACGCACCTCATCAACATTCAAGGCATCTATGGGTAAGACACATCCAGGATCACCTCTGCTAAACCAGAAGGGTAGATGGGTTGTCGTTGTCTGTCCTAATGTGCCACTGTAGCCAAAGGTTTTCTGAGTGAAGCCCGTCTCGGCCCTACATAGTTGTCTGGACTTCTCATTCACCTTTTCCAAGGGGGTCTGGAACTCATCTAGTACTTCCATCAGCTGACCATTGATTGTTTCTACCAAGTTACCCCCAATAGTTATAGAAGCGGAGTCTATTAAGCTGTGACCTAGATTATTAGTCCAGCCAAAGTGCGGACCGGCTAGATCAGTCTGAAAGGTGCCTTCAGCGGGTGTCAATAGATTCAAAGAGATATCTATGATTGAAGGAGGGCTGTAATATGTACCCAGGGTGAGCCACTGAGTTTTTTTAGTTGCTCTGAAGGTGTACGTGAAAGGCTGTCCAGGTGTCAGAGTTGTCAGAATTTGATCTCCAGTACCATACTTATCATCTCGTACCCAGGATAATGTATAGCCATTACTTTGAGCCTGACTAAAGACTGTCATGGTAGGATCAGGCGGCTGGGGTGTGGTAAATGGTTGGATACGCTTGCTTGTTATTTTTATTATAGGTTGTTCTTCTCCTAATGGAACTTCACTATAGCTCCATGTTATACCATCAGGAGATACTAGTACTGTTTTTATATTAGTAACAATATCTGGCCCTGACGCAATGAATTTTGTTCCATTCCATGTTATGCAATTTAAGTTAAAAAAGGCTGAAGGTATTGCACTTATAGGTTGCGACCATGTGACTCCATTAGTTGATGTCGTTATATTATAACGATTATCAGCAAGATCTTCAAATCTACCTACTACAACCCATATATTGCCATTCCAGGCTATATCTTTTGCTTCAGCAAAAACTATATTTGCAGGTGATATAGGGGTTGACCAATTTATACCATCTGTTGATGTTGTTATGTATGCTCTTGTTGGATATGCGCCAAAACTGCCAACTACTACCCACAACTGCCCATTCCAAGCCACTGAATTTCCTATATTTTGATTCACTCTATAATTTTCAATTGTTTCCATCGCAGCTATAGGAGTTAGAGTCCATATTAAACTATTAACTTCAGAGGAAGTAACAATTTGCCCAATATTGTAAGTAACAGTTATACCTTCTGCATCAAGCACTTGCATTTGTATTGTACCAACAGCAACCCATAATTGACCATTCCATACTACCCTAGATAAACTAGAGGTATATCTAACACCAAATTCTGCAGCTGGCGAATTCAATATTCCTTGAATAATTGGTGTGATTGGTATAACAGGAAAGATTGGGTCTGACCAAGTTTGCCCATCAGTTGAAACTAAAATAGGTCCATTTAAAAAAATTCCCCAGTTACGTTTTTGAAAGTTACCAACCGTAACCCATTCTGTCCCGTTAAACGCAATTCCAACTCCACTACCAGACTTGTTATCTGTAAAAGGTTGAATAGACCAATCAATACCGTTTGTAGAAGTCATTATACTCTGTGAATTGTATAAAATCAGTCCAACTATGTATACACGTGAATTAATTACAGCAATCTGTGAAAAAGCTGCAAAATTTAGAACTCCATTTAAATTTGTTGGAGTAGTCCAGTTTAACCCGTCTGTTGATGAAGTAAGTGTTCCTAGATTTATATTAGTCAAATTTACATTGGTATTATCTGACCATACTGTATTGTGTGCGCCAGCTAACCATTTATTTGTGTTAGGATTCCATACCACTGTTCGCGTAGTGCCAATTACAGCATCCGATGGGTGCACAGGCTTCGCGAAATTAATACCATATGTGAAACTGGTAACATTACCTACTGCGGTTCCTAGGGTATTTACCCAGTTACCTGAAGCTACCCATGCGGTGCCATTCCACGTTGCTGCAGATCCAGTATTTGCAGTGCCTGTGGCCAATGGATGCTTAGTAGGTGCAGTCCATGACAGTCCATCAATTGATGCGCTAATTGTCATACCATTCCATGCACCCATTGCTACAAATTGTGTGCCATTCCATGTTACTGAGTTAGCTATATTTGTTGAAGATGATTCTATACCTGGAGGGTTAAATGGTTGCTGCCATGTGATACCATCATTCGAATAGCACAATGTAGCATATGTAGAATCTAGAAGTACCCATCTGCCCACTGCGATATATGCTGATAGTTCACCATTCAGACCATTCCAAGCAACGCCGCTAGCTAGTTGAACTTTTGTAAGGTCAACCTCTTCAGGGGTAATAAATGCATTAAATGTTATTGCACCACTTCCACTAGCAATAGTTATACTCGCCAGACTTTCATTTCTTGAAGACGCGTTAATTAAAAATGAGCCTCCAAGAATATATACATTTTCAATTGCACTTGCTGTTATAGAATATCCTGTACCACTTGTTGTGCCTGTTAAGAATACAGGTGAATCAAATGAGGTACCGCCATCATCAACTGAAACTGAAATATAGCCATTAGACCATGATCCTAACACTATGAATCGGTCCAGATAAGAATCAAAGATGATATTTTGTGCATAACCAGTTCTAAGCTCATCTGAAAAAGACCAGTCGCTGTAAAACTGCGGTGATAAATTATTAGAATATACAATTGAATTACCTAGTGGATTTTCAAACGTCCTCCAATATCCAACCACTACCCATCTTGACCCATTTGATGCAGCAGCATATGCTCGTGAATGTACCCTTGTGAGATCTGCAGGATAAATAGGGGGGCTCCATGTAATAGCGTCAGTTGATAGTGAAATAGTACCAATTAGTACTTCAGCAGGATCGATCCATTCACCTAATATGATATAAGAGTCTACTGAATTGCTAGATGCATATGAAATCCCATAAATATTTACTGTATCCGTAAGAATTTGTGTAGGGCGTACTATATTTATCCACTTAAAATCCAAAGTAGTTCCTGATGCCTTTGATAAACTGCCCGTTGTCAAATCATTCAGATCCCATAAACCCCCTACTACCATCTCAGTAGGACTCAGGCCAATTGTATATGCTATACCCGTGCTGGTATTTAGAGGATTTATTGCGGCTAGCCAACTTATTCCATCTTGTGAAAAGGAAATGGTACCAGTTGTCCATTTGCCCGCTGCAACCCACACAGACCCAGTCCACGCCAGATCATTTGTAATGGGGTACGGAAATCCTATTACAGTTCCTGCAGGATCTGTTGGAAATCCCCATGTGATACCACCATCTGCAGAATAAATTAGTGAGCCAAGGTAATTTGTATTAGGGCTATACTGATAGAACTGTCCACCTATTACAATATTTAATCCATTTACTGCTATACAAGTTGCTTTTCCTGAATTAACTGGTAGGGTATTCGTAAATAAAGCGAGGCCTTCATTTGGATCATTAACAATAATATCGATAGAACTAAAGGATCCGACTTTTGGACCATTTTGAAACTCTAGAAAATATGCTTCACCATATTTCGCTAAAGCGGCTAAATGCTGAGTATTTAAGTTACTGGCAATGGTTGAAAAATTATTTATTGCCTGATATAAAGAATACCATGACCCATCTTCAGCCTCTATTTCGCTGGAGACATTTGTAAAACTAGGATCTATGCCAATTGCAGTATTATATGCCGTATTTACTTGGTCTATTGCCGTGTAAAATATACCACCTACATTTACACTTGCCTTTAGAGGGGTTAATAAATTTATAGTTTCAATTTCAAGTGTTGTAGCATCATTGAACCTAACTGTTGTTGTAGGCAGTTCCGAAAAATCTTTAGTAAAATCTTGAATTTTAGTTGATAGAGATGGAATATTTGATAGTGGTAAGACAAAATTATAGTATGTTTGTGTTGATGAAACCATTCTAGTAAATTGTGTGTCAAGATTTACATTATTATTTTTCAATGGAATTAGTAAATCTATAAATGATTGGATAGATGAACTGTATATTGTTAAATTAAATATTATGGCTTGTAAGTATGATAATAGATTTGTATAATCACAATTTGGACTATTTGAATTACATCCTGTAATATTCTGAACTTCGGGGTTTATAAAAACAGTATATACATTACTAATACCATTAGGATCACTACCACCAGTTGCATAATTATTTAATAAATTTACATCAGCATACCACAAATCTAATATATCACTATATGCTGTTAAATCTGCAAAAAATGTGGTAGTCGTTCCAAAAATATATGCTGGTGTAGTTATAAACGTCGGCTGAGTCCATGTGATTCCATCCGTTGAGGTGGTTATAATGCCTGATACTCCAGTAATGCTATCTTTCCACACTCCAACTGCTATCCATTTACTAATACTTGGATTCCAAATAACAGAATTGCCGCCAATATTAGAAATATCTAGTATTATACCAGGAGGGTTAAATCCTCGCACCCAGCTCAATCCATCACTAGAATAGGATATGCTCCCAAGAAAACCGAATACACCATCTACCACACCAAATAAATATCCAACTGATACATACTGTGTACCGTTGTAAGCTATACGACGAGATACATTGAATCCAGGGTCTATAATTGTCTGTGTAGTATTTTCTATGATAATACTTTTAATTTTTGATGAATAACTTCCTGTTGCTATATACTGAGAGCCATTATAAGCTATGTCACTCATTTCTAATGAACTAAATCCAGTAAATTCAGGTGAATTTTTCCATTCTCTGCCATTATATGAGTATATAAAACCTAATATGTCGCCATTAGGACTGGGAATAGAGCCGCCAATACACGCAATTAAAAATGTATCTGTATTCAACTCAGTAAATTGAGGATTCTTTAGAGCTACATCCGTCAAAAGAAAGGTGGTAATTGCAGTTGTAGCAGTCGTATTAGGAGGCAGAGATAAGGTTAGAGTGTATATAGCATCTATATTCAGATCATCCAGTTGATAGCCGCTGAAGTTAGCCAGACCATAGTCAGGTACAGGATATATTGGCATGCCAATCTTGGGGAAATACAGATTTATCTTTTGAATATACGATTCTCCTTCAAAAAGTCTGATCTGTGTGTAGTTAGAATTAGCTAATCTGATCGGCTTTCGCGAGTAATAAGCCTTCCTTTGAATGGTGGCAATATCTGGCATCTGAGTGACTAGATAGATGCGACCAATCATCTCACCCTTCGTCGGCAATCTGATGACAGATGACTTGCCAAAATCTGGAGCCGTATCAAAGTCGATACGTGTCCAATTCGTCGCGTACCTCCCTGCCTTCACCATCACCGTCAAAAAAGATCCCAGGTCTGGTTGCCCCTTCGGAGGCTGTAAACGCTCGTCTTGCATCCCTGTGGATACAATTTTCAATAGACTTGCCACCATCCTATTACTTTACTAGATTCCCTTTGCCTTTATCTGACCGAGTATGGATCCTGCAGAATTCAGTTGTTGAAACGACTGAGTTGACGCAGGCCTTACCCGAGACACATATTGCTGCACATACGTAGACCATGGACTCTCCCTTTCGGCGTTTATTTTGCATCCAGGCCTTACACGACTCGTCAAAGAACTTCGCAGTGAACTCTGAGTTTCCTGCGGACATCTTTGTGTACTAATTCTAAAACTCACAAGTAAGCTCAATTTTAATCAATAAACAGCTTATTGCATATACCATTCTCAAAGCGCAGCCACTGAAACGCAAAGACAAAGACTCTCACTTCCCATTCCGTATCTGTTGTCGTTGCTGTAGGAAGAGGCGGCTTGACTTCCAAGGTCAGCCTCAAGCTGCTGAGACGACTCGCATTGATTGAGCCTGTAGGGTTGTGTTCAGCTGGACTCCTAGCAAAGGAGTAGCCATAGATGAAGGCATCATACGATTGCCTACCCCCCTTGTGCGCCCTAGAGATATGAGATCTGAACCAAGCCTCATCCTGGCTCACAATGTCCATACCATTCCCCTGAAGCTTGCCTGATATCAGAAGAGGCTCTAAGGGGGAGAATACCGGATCATAATCCTTTTCTAGTACTGCCGAGTAGTTGACCCAATCATTATTCTGTACTATAGCAGCCTTCCTTCTCAAGAACCACACGATTTCCTCAATGGGCTGATTTGCTTCTAGAGGGAGCTGAACAGTGATAGAGTCTGAACCTGACTTGTTAACAACGTATTTCAGAGGCTCCGTGAAATCAAACTGCTGAATCTGCCGAAAGGGGCGCTCAAAAGGTTGCCGTAACAGCATTTCACGGTAGGGTCCATCCAAAAAGAGACCATGTGATAAAAGCTGAATCTGCCTCATCCTTGGTGGAACTGGCACTGCATCTACCGTAAAAGGAATCTTACCACGATTCGGAAATCTCAGATCAAATAGTTCCGATGGCTTATTCACCGGTGTATCCTCACAATTCCCCCTAGATCCAGAATTAGATCTGACAACCTCAGAAAAGGCTTTCAGAGTTAATCTGACACGCACTGTCCCATCACGACAGGCAACTAAAGGAAAGGTTGATGTGAGTCTTTCTCTCAACATAGAGAAAGCTAGAGGTATAGTGATCCATGCATCTTCTGTCGGAACCAATGTGGCGCCAGTCAACGCCTTCACTTGACCTAGTGTCTGACGCCCAAGGGCTTCTGAGAGACCCATTGCAGTATTCAGATCTGGAAAGAGTGTGCTGACAACGTTGCAAGCATCACCCGTTATCTTTTCCAAGACCTGGTCATCCACCTCCAGGGTTGCCTCCTTCAGCAATATAGATCCAAGAGCATTCGAATACGTCCATGATGTCTTATCATCTTGAAATTCATTCAGACCAATTCTAAGCCTCTCCCTAACTAAATACGGTAACCAATCTCCTAGCCTTACTTGTACATATAGACCCTGTAGCAAGTCACCAGATGCTGTGTGGGTCAGATCAAATATGAAGGTCTGACCGAATTCTGCCGGCCCTTTGAAGGTGAACTCTCGGAAGACTGTGGAAAAAGGAACTGTGCGAACCCCCTCATCCCGCGTGAATCGTGTTACTGTAGCTGACGTAGGAAACATATTGTAATCTTGATCATCTCTATTAACAAGATCTAGCAAGGTTGTTGCACCGCCACGCGGCTGCTTCGTTCCATACCCATCCTTGGCATTGATATCCATCTACTTACTTCTACGGTGATAGTTTAGATATTGGAGCGTTAGAGCGTTAAAGTGGCTGCGTCTCCCATTCAACAATATCTAAATCTACAATCTCTTCAAATATCTTCTTATATAATTCTATTACCTCATCAAACGGTAGGCGCTGAACATCTCTCGTCAGATGAGAATAGTCATAAGACAAGATATTGACTAATTCGGTCCCAGTATAGAACTCTAAGGCCTGGGCAATATCTCCACCCTCCCATTCAAAATATAAGGTGGGTAAGTCTGTTCCATTCTTAGGAAGCAAATGCCGATTGAGCTCAGCAATTGCCTCTATTACATCCCACGTCATGTAGCCAAATAACTTTGTCTCATTTAGATATTTGCCTACATCTTCTAGGGTTTCACATCGCTTTTCATAAGCATATTTTAAGGGACTGAACTTGAAAAGAGTTTCAGTATTTACAGAGTTCCAATCAATCTTACACGTTGATGCGTGCTTGCTATTACGAAAAAAACTATATGTACCCATGTTTTCTACTTCTAAATAAGAGCCTAGATCTCACTTTAGACCAGTGCTCCCAAAGCCACCCTCACCCCTAGTGGTATCAGGAAGGGAGTCCACATAGACAACCTTGGAAATATGACCCAGATCAGGCGCCAGAATCTGAAACAGCCTAGTGCCAGCAGCAATATCCCTCCTGGTTTTGCCAACAGTGATAAGAGGCGCCATCAGCTGACCTCGGTAGGTTTTGTCAATGATTCCACGCCCGTTTGCCATCATGAATCCAGTCTTGTAAATGGAAGAACGAGGCTCAAGAGTGAAATGCGACTCCTCAACAATGGTGACCTCATCACCATAGGCAGTCTCCTTAAGAAGGCGTGCCTTTACACCAAGAGGAACTAGGTCAGCATCATCCAGAGGGAGCTGGACCTTAACAACCCTCAGATCGTATCCTGCATTATCAGCAGAAGGAGTCTCTACAGAGCCAACAGGAGGATAATAGGGCTTGCCCTGATCCGTCACTAGAAGCTCAAGAGTATAGGTAGTATGAGCCATCTGGGGTTATGATGATTTTTACGTCACAACATGACTCAATTTTCACAAGTAAAAATTGACCCATGTTTTACACATAGATTTATTACACACAAATGACCAGCTTTACTGATCCTCTTAACACGCAAGACCCTAGCTGCTGCCACCGCAAGGCAGGTAGGACAACCAGGACAAGCCTTGAGATCAGCCTCTTGGAGAATGGACTATATGCTCTCTATGCACTTGTTATGCTTGGAACCTTCAGCATCCTTAATAATACCAATGGAATCTATGTCTGTGTGGGGCTTCTCGTCGTGATTCTGACTAACATGTACATGATCAACCGTGCAATCAAAGAGGATCAGTATGAGGGACATGACAATGATATTGATACTTCTGCCGAGACAGAGTCAGATCATGAGTCTGAGGCAGAGGTAGATTCCGAGGTGGAGAATGCTTCCTCTATTCTGGAGGAGTTTAAGAGGGTTGTGAATGAGACAAATGATGAATACTCTGATCAGATGCAGAATATTATAGGTACTTCAAGTCATGCGGCAGATGAATATGAGCGACTTTCCCGAGAGTACGATAATATTGAGAGGATCATCCAAAACATCGCTGCCGAGTATAGGCAGAAGGCTATTGACGCAAGGGAGGCAGCAGAGGCTAGCAGAGCTGAAGAGTCTGAGGCAGAGGCTAGAGCAGATGCTGCAGATGAGCGAGAGCATAATGAGGACTAATTACAATAAGCTCAGTTGCCAAAAAACAAGCTACCTCTCTGCCCCTCAACCCTATAGAGACCCCATCCAATCGTAGTGGCTCTCAACTTAACCCTTTTTTGTCCCTTAGAATTCGGCAAGGTATCTTTGATATCCATCCACAGAGTAGGCCTATCTGCAGTACTAAAATTCAGTGTACCACTCGGCTTCCTTCTTTCTGGAGCCCTATAGCCAAACCCAGGCCCATACGTGAAAGAAATCCACGAGATACCAATTCCTGGAGACTTCTCGCATTTTGTGTAAGGGGATAAACCATTCCAAATATCAGAACTCCAACTAGACTCTCTCTCCTTACCAGCCACCAAGAGCTTTATATTATTATAATAGTCCAGTGCTCTAGAGGCTGTAGCGACGTTTACAGTATTTGGCAAAGGGTTCACCAGATTCCACAGCTGATTCTTCTCAGCATAGTAGTCTGACTGGAAAGATAATAAGATTCCCTCTGCAGGATGACGACCGTCTATCCTTTTTGTAATAAATGATGCTTCACCTTTTTCCACACCAGAATAATCTGCCTTGTCCAAACTCAGTGCATTCTCAAACGGTCTCAGAAATGGAATCTGATTCGGTGTCTTCTTCAGAAGTTCCTGAATATCCTGGCGCACATATTTCTGAGTTGTCTCCAAGGTGATCAACGGCTTCCCAATACCCTCTCTCGTTAGGGGCTGAATTGATATTATATTCCCTTGAGAATCGGTAGAAGTCAGATCTGCCCTAGACCAGGGGGTCGGTTTGATATCACCCGCTGAGCTTTCCACTAAATCTTCCAGCCTTCTGATCTTGGCCCTGATCCTGTATTTCTGACCCGGAAGTGCAATAAAAGGTAGACCGCCGTCATCAGGATGACTGCAACCTATGAGAGGTAGTCTGAGTTTGAGCTTTCCAGGTGTAGCATTTCTCTGAATATCGAGTGCTGAACCTGTGTGAGATCCGAATTCTTTCAGAGCCAAGGTCTCCTGGTTCAAGGTCCCCTGTAAATGAGTCCACATGTACAAGAAATCGCCAGAAAACTCCTGTAGCAAAACCTGATCCTGGAAAAACTGGATCTGTTCAAAGAGAAAGGCGCCTATTCCCATGGTATAACCGTATCTAGTTCCTGAGGCATCCGCTATAACCGTTTTTCTATTAAGAGGTGCAACAGCAATAGGAAGCCAAGTCGGCAGCTCAATAGTAAAGGAGGCTGCAACCAAGATATCACCAAAGGAGTCCATCTCCCATTCTACCGTGCGACCGAAATCAACCATATTAAGAGGTTGAGTCTGTCTAGTTTCTTCTAAGCATGCTGGCCACGTATCCATGTTGTAGGAAAAGGGAACCACCGCATCTGGCGTAGAGCTCATGAAATACTTGTCTTTTTCACCTCGGGCGACTAATTCAAATAATCCTCCCTCGGAAGACGTATTAGGTCTATCCATCTATCTAGTCTTCAACTGAATATTTAGATCAAAGAAATGTCTTGACCCATTTTAGAAAGAATGGTAAACTATACAAGAAAAAAGCATGCAGTCCACAAGGACAAAAAAGCCAATATAAGCCTACACAATTGGTGGAATGAATCAAATACTAAGACTAAAAAGAGAACAAATCTTTTTTTTGAAACAATCTTGAAGGATCAAAGAGCCAAGTACAAGGAAATACATATACACTCTATATTTGGTGATACATGGCCTCAACTAAAGGATAAGGAGGATGGCATCCTCTATGTGCAATATTCAGGAGAACCAACTATAAAAAACAATAAGATCTTTGATCTGAATATTGGTCCTCATTCTGAAGGTGGCAAATTCTTGCCCATCCCACATATCTTTAATCAGATATTCATCAATAAGATCCCTATAGAAAGTCTGACTAAGCCGCGCAGACTAGTAAAGGATAAATTATCTGAGAAATTCTGCCTATTTTCTGTGAGCAATCCTATGAATAAGGACCGGATCAACTTCTTCAAAGAACTATCCAAGTACAAGAAGGTTGATTCATGCGGTAAGGTACTGAATAATCTCGGGCATAGATGCCCCGGATTCCATGACAATAAAGACTATCACAATTTCATAAATCAGTATAAGTTCATGATCTGTTTTGAAAGCACGTCAGTGACCAATTACATAACCGAGAAACTACTAAACGCCTACACCTGTGGCACAATACCTATTTATTGGGGGTGCCCTAACCTTGGAGACTATGTCAATCTAGACTCTATTTTATATCTCAAGACAAACTATTCTAAGGCGGATGTAAATGAGCTTATTTCAAAGATCAAGATGCTAGATAATGACGATGAGCTCTACAAGGCCAAGTACGAAAGTGTCTTTTTCAATGATGGAAAAGTTCCAGATAATTTTCAGATACCCATCATAAGAAAAAAGATTAATGCAATTCTTGATAAGGAGTAGTCAGAGATAGTCATAAAAATGAACTAAAGTTTATTATTGTATTTTATACAATAATGCGCCTTATTATCGTTGAATCACCTGCTAAATGTTCCAAGATCCAGGGGTTCTTAGGACCAGGTAACAAGGTTGTGGCATCCATGGGTCATATCAGAGCCTTAGCACATGACTTAGACGCAATCGGCATCAACAAGAACTTTGAGCCGACCTACGAATTTATGAAGGAGAAATCCAAGGCTATCGCCGTGTTAAAGGATGCGGCGAAGGGTGCGACGAGTGTAGTACTGTGCTCAGACGATGATCGTGAAGGCGAGGCTATCGCCTATAGTCTTGCTTTACTCCTGAAACTCAATCCGCTCACAAATCCCCGCGCAGCCTTTCGGGAGATTACAAAGAATGCAGTCTTGGATGCCTTAGCTAAACCTAGGACTATAGACATGAACAAGGTCAATTCTCAGCAGGCGAGAGCAATGCTAGATATGATGGTGGGCTTCACTATTTCACCTCTGCTATGGAAACACATCGGCGGCATGGCAGCCCTATCTGCGGGGAGATGCCAAACACCGGCTCTGCGCATGGTCTATGACGTAGAAACAGTTATTGACGCATTCAAGAGTGAGTCATCTTGGGCCTTGACAGGGACTTTTGTAAGCGCAGCTACTAGCGCAGCTACTAGCGCAGCTACTGCTAAATGGCCCGCCGCCATGATTGACTCACTGAGTGATGAGGAATCTGCCCTCAACTATCTGGAAAATCACCACGCAGAGCCTGGGGCCGTTGTAAAGTCAAATACAGTGAAACCATGGACAGAATCACCTCCGCAGCCTCTCATGACGAGTACCTTACAGCAACAGGCCAGTAATCTGTATCACTGCTCAACAAAGAGGACAATGCAGATTGCCCAGAAACTCTATGAGGCTGGTCACATCACCTACATGCGAACTGACCAGACGACCATGAGTAAGGAGGCAGTAGAGGATGCTAGAAAGGTGGTGGAATCGAAGTGGGGGAAGACCTACCTTGGGGCTGTGGCTAATGCTACAGACGTAGCTAAGGGAAAGAAGAAGGCAGAGGTACAAGCACAAGAAGCACATGAGGCTATCAGACCCACCCACTTTGAACACAGTAAGCTCCCCGACGGTGAGGATTGGGGTATTCAAGACCACAAGATCTACCGGCTAATCTGGCTAAGGGCCATTCAGTCCACCATGGCTCCGGCAAAGGGTGATACCTGCGAGGTGATTCTAGAGTTGGATGGAGATGAAGAACTCCCCTGGCATGCAAAGTGGCGGAGAACTAACTTCCCCGGGTGGAAGGCCGCCGATGAGAAGGAGACGGATACAAAGAAGGCTGAGAATGGCGATGAGGAGGATATTGACAAAACGACCGAACTCAGCGGCGAAGCGGCCTGGAAGATGTCTGAAAGTCTGAAGGCGGGCACCAGAGTTAAATGGACTTCTTTAACGGCAACTCCCAAAGAGTCAAAACCCAGAGGTCGGTACACGGAGGCCACCCTTGTCCGAGATCTGGAGAAGAAGGGGATCGGTCGCCCTTCAACCTTTGCCTCTCTCATTTCCACAATTGTTGAGAAGACCTACGTGGAAATCCAAGACATTCCAGCCCAGACTCAAAAGTCTAAGACCTTTAGTCTGTCCACACTTTCTCAGTGGCCTCCGAAGGAAGAAGAGTTTCTCTTGAAGAAGGGCGGTGAGAAGGCAAGAATGGTTCCAACACCTCTTGGCAAAACTGTTTTGGAATTCACACTGAAACACTTCCCAGATCTCTTTGCCTACGATTTCACCGCTGGGATGGAGAGGCGTTTGGATAAGGTGGCGGAAGGGAGTGAACAATGGAAGACAGTTTTGCAGGATACTTGGAATTCTTACAAGGATAGGATCTCTGAGTTGAAGACCTCTACAGCCGGAAGTGGAGGGGCGGGAAACAGTAAACGTAGAGAGTTTTCAGATGGTCTAATTGCAGTTCTAACGGCCAAGGGACCACTTCTGCTCAAGGAAGGAGCAACGAAGGAGGATACCGTCTTTTATGGCTGGCCTTCAACTGTTCCTAAGAAAGGTCTTCAAGAAATCACAGAGGAGGAGGCGAAGGCCTTTGTGACATCCGTTACGTCACAGAAGCAAGGAGATTCGATTGGCGAATGGAATGGTCATCAGATTTACAAGAAGAAGGGGCCCTATGGCTTCTATGCTGAGTGGAATGGGACGCGAGTGAATCTCGCTGAAGCGGATGATGTAAATGCAATAATCGCTAAGATTCAGGCGAAGCAGGAGAACCCAACTAGGACAGTAGGCCCCTTTCAGATCAAGACCGGTCCTTATGGACCATATCTCATGAAGGTTGGCGCGAATGCTAACAGTCCTGCAAAAGGTGGTACAAAGGCGAAGCCACAATATGTTAGTATTCCTAAGGATACTAACATAGAGGAGTTAACAGCTCAGCAAGCAGGCGAGATCTTTGAAGCTGGTCTCAAAGCCAAAGCAGCGGCAGCTAGTTCAGGAGGTAAGAAGAGATTTTACAAGAAGTAATTTATGCCTTCTGCCACAGACGATCATTAGGGCGATCCGGAGTATATCCAGCGGCTCCAGCAGCTTCAACCATCTTGTATAGAGTACCTTTGAATGAGATTACGTCTCCTACACGATAGATTTCTGATTTGTTATATACCGGTGCCCAGAATTTTTTACCAGGATGATCCGGAGGATTACCAGAAGCTCCAGCAGCTTCAATCATTCGGTATGTCATTCCCTTGTATCTGACTATTGCACCAACCTGATATGTAACATTGTTATCGTAGAGGGGTTTCCAGTATTCTTGATCTTGTTTATCAGGAATATATCCCGCAGATCCAGAACCCTCTACCATCTCATAAAGCTTTCCATTGAAGAAGACTACTGCCCCGGGAGTATATTTGACAGAATTATCGTACATTCTTATTGAGTTTGACACATCAGGACTGAATGCATCAATATTACGCACAAGGAGAAACCCAAGGCTGACAACAATAATTGCAGCTAAGAGAGGTACAATCATAGGGCTTGATAAATTAATCTTTTTTCCCATTTCCGTATTAACGCTATATTAATCCTATATTAATATTCATATGATAATTTAGAAATGTCTACATGGAAGTACATGGAGGCACATGATGAAACAATAGATCATAAAGTGAAAGGCTATAATGCGTGGCCGATGTTTAAAAATGAGGAAACTGGTATAACATCGTATCAGTACACGGGTGAATTACCTCCAGATGTATATCGCGAGTTCGATATAAATGGAGTACCTGTTTATAAGAATACATCAGACGAAACTGTACAATTAGCTGGTGAAAAATACAAGAAACCAGTAATATATAGAAGACTACCTCACCGATACCCAGATGGCTGGAGCGTTAAAAAAAGTGGATCTCAGGAAGGCTATACTACTTATTTCAAGATAGGAGAAGAACGGGGTCAATATGCTGCACCTGGTGTACTTCCTGAAGGACTGAAAATGAAATTTAAAAAGTCTGGAGAAATTTATTATCAAGGGCCTCCACCGAAGAATCAGATATATGACGATGCTGAGTTGAAGGGCCCTCCTGGATGGAGACACCCTATTTTTAGTTCTAGCGCGGAGGCTACTATAGCTACAGTAGCCTCTTTAGTTCCTGGAGGGCCGCTACCTTCATTAGCCGCGACAAGCCTTTTAGGGAGTGCTTTAGCATTACCTTCTGCTGATACTGCAAAACAATTAAGAAAACCGGCACTAGCTGCAACTGTTACAGAGCAACAACAGAAGACTGTACCTAGTCCGCCTTCCCTGCCAGGTGGGGGTAGATTAGCATTAGAAGAACAGTTAGTTAAAGCCAGAACTGATGCAGGGCTACCCCTACTTGAAACTATAAAAGACATTGATGATTGGATAGAATCACAGTGCGCCTGTAAGGGGGGTAATGCAAAAGTGATTACCGAGGATCAAGATCTAAGTGCGTATTTATTTGGACTAGATGAAGATTTTATAGATGATACTGGATCAGCTACCAATTTATTAAAGAATTATAATAGCGGGCAGCTAATAAAAGAAGAAGCTAAGGCGCCTGGATTCTTTGAGAGTCAAGAGTTTAATGATTACAAAACTAGAAGCGGCCTTAGAGAGTTTCAGTTAATTAGTAATACTGGAGGAGGGCAAAATGACTGTTTAATACTATCATTTTTAGGATGCATTTCTAAGAGCTTTAGAAATGCGGAACAAGATCTTAGACATAGAGTGGCATCAAATTTCAGAAGAATAATACTACCATCACTTCCATTATTTAAAACTAAATTCTACGATGAATATTCTGAAGCTACGAGACTAGAGAACTACGAAAATTATGTAAGGATCATGAAGGGTACAACGTATTTAGATGATATGATAATTGATTTTTTAGCAAGACAATACAAGGTGACTATATTATATTTTGAAGGAATAAAGGTTGGGCAAATGGGGCGTGAGATCCAAATAATGACACCTAGTGTAAATATGGCCGACCCTAAAGGAAATACCACCGCCATTATTATATATAATATCAATAATGGCCACTTTGAATCGGTTTATACTACTGAAAAAGGAGCGATGAAAATAGTATTTACCCGCGATGAAGTAATTGCGATTCAAAATAGAGCATTAGAAGGGTTTCCATTTGAAACTCAGGGGGTAGATCCCTCCTCTGTATCACCAAGAACACTTGCAGCAATTCAGGAATTAGATGCAGCTGGCTCCTCTTCAACTGTGCCAGCCGCAATAGCTGCAACCGGGGCAGGCTCTGAGCCAGTCACCATAATCATGCGACATGGAAGGAGAATAGATGATTTACAATCAAAACTAAGTGATTCTAAGTTTCCAATCTTTGAAGCATGGTATAAAGCTGAGAATGCGAAGGGTTCGCAAGCTAGATTGTATGATCCACCTCTAGTAGATTATGCCTGTGTAGAAGAGACTGCTAAGACGTTCAAGAATCACTTTACTAAAATTACAAGGATCGTATCTTCCCCCTTCCTTCGGTGTATACAGACTGCAGCTGGTATAGCTGCAAAATGCGGTCTATCTGAAATAGTGATAAACAATAATTTAGGTGAAAATTATTCAAGTGTAAATGATTATTTAAGAGCAACAAGAGCCACATTTTCATTATTAACGGATGATCAGCAGTTGTCAGCAGCGAGGGCCGCCTATCTTCGAAATGGTGGAATAGGAACACTAACAATCAAGAACAGTGAACTAGGTGATATAAAGTGGGATTCTGCTGCTACATCTATAGGAGAGGTATTTGGAAATGATACTGAAAAACGCATGGCGTCTGCAATTATGAAGGAAAAAGAAGAATTTAAAGATAAAGAGAATAGTTTATTACTCGTAACACACGGAGATTTTACTGGGGCTCTTGGAAATCATTCCAATTATTTATCAGCAAACTATTGTGGGTTTTATTACTATGACAATCAGAGAGTACTTAGAACTGGTACTAACATATATGGGAAAGATCGTAAAGGGTTTATAGAAATTGGAAAGGACGTTGGGGATGGGATACTTGAATATGAATTAGTTGGAAAACAGGCAGCAGAATCTGCAGCCGCCGCACGGTTAGTTAGAGAGCAACTTGCAAGGGCCGCAGGTGAAGCAAGAGAGGCATTACCAAAAATACAATGTCCAACTTGTACTGCAGAAAATGTATTGGGGGATACAAATTGCGTAGTATGTGGTGCGCCTCTTCCTACATCGGCTACTTCTGGAGCAGGTGGCTCTAGAAGACATACTGTGAAGCGTAAAAAGGCTAGGAAAACCCATAAATCTCGGAAGTCTCGGCATTATAAGCATCAGAATTCTTAGTCTTAGATGTTAGAGAATCCGAAGTGGAAATAGACACAACGACCTCATTGATCCACTGTATAATTGATTCAGCGTACTCATCAGGTAATCTCGTTATCCTACAATCTGGCCAGATGTAGACCCTGCTAATATGTTCCTTGTAATTCACATGATTAGGAGGGCGACGTGAGCTCACTCTCATGTCCCTGATCACAATCTTAGCGATAGCATCTCTAGTCAGACCCTCAGTTCGCACATTGTCGTCATCTTGAATAAAATAGACCCTACACGCGTTGACATTCAATCCATTATTAGCCTTAATGATGGATTGAAGGGATTGTTCATTTCGCATAAGCAGATCAGTGGTGAGAGTTACAGACATATCTACTTGTAGTAGCTATTAATCTTTATATCAGAATAGGGTGCAAAATAAGAGCCGTAGGTGGAAATACCGGGTTGGGAATTAAGATTCTTCATGAAGCCCTCCTTTCTCATCTGAGTCTCCAAGTCGCTCAGCTCAGCTCTGACCTCCTTGTCCTGCTGCGGGGTTAGCTTCTTAGTAGATAAGATAAACTTCAGCTCCATGATACTATCGCACAGCATCTTATCTATATATCGGACGGATTTCTTAGACCCCCTCTTTTTTTGACATGCTTCTTTTTGGCATACTTTTTCTAAAAAGTATAGTAAAAATTGATTATTCTACAGTAAAAAAGGTAGGTACCACCAAGATGCAAAAGAAGGTACTCAAGCTAAAGGAGACGGTGACTCTGTCACCTGTAGCTGTAGCTGTGCTTGAGCTTGTACAAGAGAAGCCTAAGAAGGTACTGAAGCTCAAGAAACCAGTAGCTGCGCCAGTAGCTCTGCAAGAAAAGCCCAAGAAGATCCTAGTCCTACAAAAAGGCAATCCAGTGCCCCCCGTCCCTACCGGGTCTCTGACGAAGGCAATGGAGGCCTTTGAGTCTATTAGAGAGTACTATGAGTCCCGTGATGAGCCAATCCCCCAAGCCGACATCAAGTGGTTTTACAACGAGCTCGAGCAAGAGAAGAAGGAAACCCAGGAGTTCTGGGCGAACTGTTCCGTGACCAAGGCCTACTTAGATGCAATGTATCAGGGCTGTACGGATGATCAGATTAACATGACGGTAGCAAAGGCTCAGATTGAGGAGAAGAAGAAGCCTATCAAGGAGACAGATATCGGGCCTATGCCATCCTACGGGACACAAGAGTTCTGGGCCTGGTGCATGAAGCGCAAGAAGCTACGTCTTCAGAAGGAGGCTGAGATCATCGCGGCAGGCGGGACAGTTCCTCCTGAGAAGCCAAAGAAGCCAAGGGCACCAAAGGTACAGAAGGCACCAAAGGTCTAATTTATATACTTCAGATACAAGTCAGATAATCTTTTTTCCTCTGCTTCAGCCTCAGCAAGATCACATCTCGCATTGCAGAGCTTCCCATAGGCAATTACCCAATCAATCCTCCGCGCAGACTGTACCTGCTCATTCTTGACATAGTTCTGCATTGCCTTTGACGGACCTGCTACCTTCTTCAGATCAGAATGCTCACGATGCCTACAGATCATCATATCAATCTCATCCAAGCTAGGAGCAACCTCATGCTGAGTCCTGGTTATCTCACGCTCTAGTGATGCTAAAGACTCCATCAATGACTTAGCTGTCTCATCGTCTACAGATAATTCTACAATCTTTTTCTTAAGATTATAGAATACATCTAGAACTGGCTCCATTTCTATACTAGTACAGTCAATCCACATGTGTCATTTTTCACCCAGAAGTCTTTAGTAATATCCGAAATAGCCAGCCAGATCTCTGATACTCTCATGCATAAAGCCCTTAGGATCACGGGGAGAGGACACCTCAGCCTTCTTACAGGGGATGCAGACAGTACGGGCCACATCATAAGTGTCAGACCAGACAGACATGAAGTTCTCCTTAGCATCCTTCGCCTCAGAATCTGACAGATTATAGGATGTGCAGAGCTTATCCAGGAGACTCAGACCACGATCCCTCCACGTCTCAAAAATGATATCTAGATCCCTAGGGGGTAGGGAGTTAGAGAAGCAGCGCCCAACAGTATCACCAATATATTCACGGTCATGAGCAGTAACGAATGGTACACGGAGAGTTGCCCTTACAACCCTGTTAGTGCTCATCAGATCATGCTTCATGCAACAGAGTTTAGACAGAATGAGATTGAACTCAGTCAGATCTGCCACTCCCTCCTCCGTAGTAGACTTCTTTGCAGAAAAGAGGTCCGCAAGATTTGTCACAAAGGAAGACTCCTGACCACAGGGGATATGGGAGACACCTCTTCTAGGCCCCTGAAAGCCTTCAGAAACTCCGCTTCCCTTCCAAGTGCCGGACCCTACTGTCCCACTCTTGTTAATAGTAACGTAGGCTACAAGAAGTGCAACTGCTGCAGCTAAAAGAGAAACAAAAAAATAAAGAGTTGTTGAACCTGCATTTACAGGTAATACGGGCTTGTCCATCTGATGATGTCTTAGATTTCATTGTTTACCTCTTCATCCACCTTCAAATGTGCCGACCACTGCTCAAAGCAGGTCGCCAGCTCCTTTTTCTCAAATACCTTGTCCATCATGAACTTGTCAATATTAAAGAATGACTCCTCCGTCTCCAGATGCAGCATGTAGATCTTGACGACCTTCTTCTGCCCAATGCGCACAGCACGGGCCTTGGCCTGCTCGATCTCGGCAGTAGTCCACCACGGGCTGACAAAGATGATACGGTCATAGTGCTGGAGGTTGAGACCAGTGCTCCCAGCCTTCAGCTGAATCAGGAAGACATCCTGCTTACCGGCCTCAGTGGGCAGCTTAGAGTCCTTGAGAGCCTGCTCCCTTTCTTTCATGTTCATGCCACCGTGGTACTGGAGGACCTGACCCACGAAGTGGTGTGCCCTCAAGAACCTGTCAAGCTGCACCATCTCCTCTTTGAACTGGCAGAAGATGATCCACTTGTGCTCAGCACTCTCACCCTGCTCGGTTGCCTCCCTCAACAGATAGGCCACCTCGTCAAACTTCCTGCTGACCTGGTTAAACTCGGGACCAGACCAGCCGAAGGCCTCCTTCTGCCTCGCCTTGATGTAGATCTGGGGGTTGACGCTCACCTGCCGCAGCCTCAAGAGGATGGCGAACATGGCGAGCTGATAGCTGGAGCCCTTAAGAGCCCTTGCATTGCGCCACTTGCTCTCCTCATTGTTGTGAATGTCCTTGTACAAGACCTCTTCATCAACGCTGGTAAAGTTGAGCAGCCTAGTCTCCTCAATGGGCGCGGGGGGCACGATATCCTCTTGACCCTCAGCAATGCACTCCGTGAGCTGCCTGGAGAGGTAGAGGTTCCTAGCCCACAGCTCGTACTTCTCCTGCCACTTCTTGCCGGGATCCGTGGGGCAGCCGATGAACTTGAGGTAGGTGGTCACGTCGTCCATGCTGTTGGTGATAGGAGTACCCGTCAGAGCCCACCGGTACTTGATGCCCTTGGCCGCTTTAAAGACCGCCTCGGCCTTCTTGGTTGACGCATTACGGATGGTGTGCGCCTCGTCAAGAATGATGCGGTCATAGCCCTCGCCGTGGCAGAGATCAGACTTGCTCGCGAGCTTGTCATAGTGGATCAGATGGACCGTCTTGCGACCAGTGATCTGCGGCTGCTGGGCAACCCACTTGGCACCCCACTGCTGGGGAAGGAAGAGGTTCACATCTGCACGGCGAAGCTCGGACTCCCACTGGCCACGCACCGCGAGAGGGGTGATGATGAGGGTCTTTTGCCCGTTAGAACCATTGGCGATGAGCCCGAGAGACTGGATGGTCTTACCGACACCCATCTTGTCTCCGAGGATGCCACCCCTGACAACATGGTCGGTGTCTGGAATCGTGTAGCCCAGCTCTTCAGCGCGTAGCATCCACTTGATCCCGTGCTCTTGGTGGTCATGATAGACTGCATCTTTCCACGCGGGATTGAGTTGCTGAGAGGCTTGCATTGAGGCATGGTACCAATCAGTGATCACCTATTAACTTCAATTTTTGCCAGTGGTTTGGCAACTAAACTCTTAACTATAAGACTTTAGCTATACATCAAGTACAGTTGCCCATGCTGGGTAAATGCTATCAGTAGGCTCTGGACAGCTAGCCATCCATTTGTTTGGCATGTATGTCTTGAAGTCGTCCTTGCCCTGCCTGGCAAAGTATGCTCCCCACCAAGAGAAGGTACTGTTTGCAGTTATAGCCCCTCCACCACACAGAGACATAAGATACATAGTCTTATATTCATCTTTTTCATCCACAAAGACACAAGTTCCAGAAAAGACAGGCAGGACTCTAGCCTCCTCTGGACTATCACTAAAGACTAAGAATCTGGTATCCTCTGGAAATTTAGCCATAGCCTTAGCATAATAACCAAGAAGAGGAACCTGGTGATGCGGTAGGATTTTATAGTCACCTAGACGTACATGCAAGAAGACAGTCTTGGCCCGCTGCTCTTTACTTTCAAGACACCACCTTTTCAGTAAAGCTTCCTTATCCGGACCATTTATGGCATCCCAAGAAGGCACTAGACTATCAGATACATAGGACGCGGCCTGAAAGAATCCCTTCAATAGGACACGCTGCGACGGGTTCGTAGAAGGTAGAGGGCTATACTTAAAACACCCCTCCTGTTCAATTGAAACCTCCGCCTCGGCCTTCCAGATCTTAGGAATAGTCGGAAATAGTTTGAAGATCGTATTGAAGTCTCCGTGCTCTGATGGACAACAATAGGGCATGGCGAATACAAGAGGTAGTGACCATGTCTCGGATGCATGCTTTGCTGCAGCTAACTGAAATAGCCGGTTACCCAGGCCGCATTGTAACTTAGAGGATACCCAGAGTTCCATATTCATGGTGTAAAGTTGAACGTGTTATTTAGCCCGGTGATTACAACAATCAGTTAGAACGCAAATGATGTTTCCGAAAGCGTTTCAGAGTTATGTACCAAGAACCCATTGCGTAGACTCCCAGGTCTATGGAGCTATCGTTATCTCGCCGAATGGCGACTTCCTGGTTGTCCAAGGTCGGCAGAGCAAGAAGTGGTCTTTCCCGAAAGGACATGGTCGCCCCTGGGAGAAGCCGTTGGATGCTGCTCGTAGAGAGCTGAAGGAAGAGACGGGTATTAATCTCGAAGGAATCGAACCGAGCAATGAGCGTCGGTTTCAGTCAAACAAGTCTGGTTCGGGAGGGACCTACTTTATCTTCAAGCTGGAGTGTATACCCATTGTGGAACCCGAAGACACTAACGAGATCATGAACTACATGTGGTGCTGTCCTTCTCGGCTACCGAAACTCGCTGGGAATATGGATCTGACAACCTTCTGCAGGAAGAGATATCATCTCGATCCTAGCTTGTTAGAGCCTGTAACAGATCCCAAAAATTAGTCTTCATAATTAGATATGAATAGACCTCATCTAGAAAAAGGACCCTATGATAATTACGACACCTTTCATTTTTTATTCATTCTGACCGTTATCCAGTTCTGGTGGATAGCCATCTGGGGTATAGCCTACATTGTCATTGATCTCATTGCAGGACCATCAAAAATAGTTGAGCTCTTTATTTATTTTCTGATGTTACTCTCAACCATTTATGTGGTTCACACTAATCCGAAGATCTTGGACAAGCTCTAAGATCAGACCTTAGAACCCTTTGGGCGGTAGACGTTCATCTCCTTGTCTGCCCTTTTCTCATAGTTTGAGCAAAGAGCATACATCTCGGCGAAGCTGAAGGTGCCGGTGCACTCTACCTCCTGCTCCTCCAGCCTGTCCAGGAACGCGAGTATGGAAGCCCGGTTCAGCGGCAGAGTCGCCCAGCCGGCAGCCTCCTTCTCCTCGGCAGTCATCTTGTTAATATCTGTCTCGGGCTGCTTCATCCTCTCGGCCTCCGTTAGCCGCTCCCTCTCCAGACACGCGTCGACGGTGGCCTTGTACTTTGGTGTTGGCACAGGTACCGTTGGCGGGATAGGCACAGGTCCCGTTGGCGTAGCCACAGGTCCCGTTGGCGGGATAGGCGTAGCCACAGCCACAGGAGCAACCTTCTGCCATACATTGCAGCGCAGATTGGGCATTGGCTTTGCACCAAGAGAGGGGAAGTTGGTCGCGTCTGCCTTGGTGCTGCCATCCTGCGGCTGGTCGTTCTGAGCGGTAGACCCCCTCAGATGAGGAGCAAGATAGGCTAGCTTTGTAGCTGCGCTAGCAGCTCCGCTTGTAGCTGCGCTTGTAGCTCCGCTAGCAGCCAGATCTCCCATCTTCACGGGCGCAAGCTTGATACCAGATGCGAGAGACATTTTATTCTAGGCAGGTACTTACTTAAGCAGCATTGTACGCTTCAATTTTTTCAATGAAAAATAGTGTAGTGAAGATGATTTTTTATATAAGAGACTCATATTGCATGCTTAGACCAGGGAAGGCTCCTCAGCGTCCTCATTGATGCTGCCGTCCTCCATCAGCTCGCCAGCGTAGCTAGCACGCTTGCCCTTCTTGCTATGCCAGATATCAGTGGATGCCCAGACATGGTTGCCGTCGGCCTTCTGGATACCGATGCGGATGTAGGTCACGCCATTGTGCTTGAAAGGAAGCTCCTCGGGCCCTGCCTCGGCATCTGCCTCTGCAGCAGCAGGCACAGCTGCAGGCACAGCAGCAGGCACAGCTGCAGGCTCAAGCGGAGCTGCCGTCTTCTTGGTCACCTTCTTAGGGCCCTTGAGCTTGACGGGCACAGGCGCAGCAGCCACAGCAGGGGCATCCTCAACCAGGGGTGCCAGGGAGATGGGGCCATCCGCCTTTGCCGCTGCCTCCAGCAGATCCTTTGCGGCCTTCTTCTCGGCCAGCTTGGCCTCGCGCCCTGCCTTCATCTTGGCCAGGTGCTCAGGGCTGAGAACCTTCTTGGGCTTGGCCTCTGCGGGTGCACCCTCGGCAGGAGAGTCCTCTGCGCCCTCTGCTGCATCCTCCTTAGGGTGCTCCAGAGCCCAGGCGGCCTTGAAGGCCTCGTACTCCTCCATGTGCTCGTCAATGTAGTGCTTGTACCAGGAGAGGTGCGGACCCTTCAGATCCGGGTTGGCCTCCTTGTATGCCGCAAAGTCGTCCGCGCGCTCGGCAGTGATCTTCTTGGTGAAGTCGCCGCGCGCAGTGGGCTTGCCCTTGTTTGCAGAAGGCTTGCGGACCTTGCCGGTCTTGGTCAGCTTGCCCTTGCCGCCACTGTTAGAAGCGCCAGCAGCGATAGGGATCACACTAGCATCACCCGTCTGACGGAAGATCTCGGCGGAGATCTGGTCACGGTGGCTCAGGAGCTCAGGCAGGTTCATGGAAGCGTAGGCAGACATTTGTAACTAAGAGTATTAATTGGGGGGTACTGACTATTGCTGCCTGGGACTTTTCAATTTTTTCAATGTGGTTTTCGGGCTCTGTCATGAAAAATGAGTGTAGAAGAGGACCTATCTTAAGAGATCTAAGACCAGTCAATGACGATGAATGACTGGTCAAGGGCTCTGTTGACGAATGGAAGGATCTTGTCATCTAGGGTTGAGATGTCGTAGAACTTGCCGTCGGTTCCCTTACAGACAAGAGTGTGAGAGACTGTGCAGTCTGGAAAGAGGGCCTGGAGGCCGCTGAGGATGTCGGCCATGTTCTCGATATAGAAGGGATCTGAAGCAAGAATGGGATGCACCCTCGTTTGGGAGGCGGTTAGCATCTGATGCGTCTTAGGAATCTCCATCTTGAAAGAGGTGTCGGCCTTTGCCTTGGCAGCTGCGACTGCCTGGCTGTAGATATTTCTGGCGATTTGATCAACCCTCTGAAGACGCATATCCTCCTCCACCTTGGCCTTCAGGCCACGCATGGCGTCGCGAGACATAGGAGTAGGGGCTTGCATGGTAGGTGCTTATTATACACGACTGATATGCTTCAATTTTTCACTATAGCTCATCACGTGGAGAGGGTAAGGTGTACTTCAGCATCAAGTAAAAAAAGAAGAGTACAAGATATACTATAGTGAGCTGATGCGCATGCATTTACTAAGAAAAGAGAAGATCTATTTATATGCCGACAGGGGTGATCTTATAGTCGGTGTATAGGGTAAGACTCTTGATTTCTTATATAGACAGCCGAATAGGCATGTCCAGATAAGGTGCCTATAAAAGGGAAAGTCTGGTAGCATACACGCCGTATAGGCTCTACACCCTTCAACTTTTTCACAAGAATACGTAAAAAATTTGGTTTCTTTGTGGTTTAGTGTGTAACTCTTTTGGGGTTTCTTATCTTTTTTTTAGTGTGCTGCCTGCATCTGGGCCACTAGAGCCAGTGCTGCATCTGCAGCGCGGGCCTTGGCCTCCTTAGCCATCTTGCGCTCGGCCACCTTGGCGTCGTGGGCGGCGCGCTCATCAGCCGTCATGGTGGCGAGAGGCTTGGGGCCACGCTTCTTGGCGATAGGGGGCGTGACCACGGGCTCGGGCTCGTCAGGCTCAGTCTCTGCATCAGCGGCAGCGGCAGCAGTGGCCGCGGTGGCTGTGGCTGTAGCGGCAGCAGTGGCTGCCTTCTTGGCCTTCTTGGCCTTCTTGGCCTCGAGGAAGGCCTTGAGCTCATCTGCCGACATCTCCACCATGGGCTTGGGGCCGCGCTTCACAGGCGCAGGCGCAGGCGCAGCCACAGCAGCCGCAGCAGCCACAGAGCCACCGCCGCCCACTGCAGCCACAGGAGCCTCGTCATCAGAGGCCGCTGCAGAAACGGGGGGCGCCTGCTGTGGCTGCGCCTGCGCATGCTCCAGTGTCCAGGCCGCCTTGAAGGCCAGCCACTCGGGCGACGTCTTGCCTGCGTTAGCTGCGAGCCACTTGAGGTGCGCGCCAGCCTTCCACTCGGCGGCCTCCTTGTGCGCGGCGATCTCGTCCTTGCGCTCGGCCATGATCTTCTTGACCCAGTCGGACCAGGCGCTGGGCTTGCTGGTCTTCTTGTTGCCCTTCATGGTCAGCACAGGTGCGGCCAGAGCCGCCCGCACCTCTGGCCCCCAGTCTGCCTCCACAGCAGTCACGCCACGGGCAGCAAGGGAAGCAACTACCTCTGCCTCCAGAGCAGCCTCCACCCGTGCAGTCCACTCGGCAACAGGTGCAGCCTCAAGCGCACCCACGGACACGAGCGTATCTGCAGCCTCAAGCGCAGCCACGGGCGCAAGCGAAGCTGTAGCCTCAAGCTGCTTCTTCAGCTTGGCTGCCTCGCGCCCCGCCTTCATCTTGGCCAGGTGCTCGGGGCTGAGGGTCTTCTTGACCTTCATCTCTGCTGCAGGCTCCAGCATGAGCGCCTGGGGCTCGGATACTGCAGGCGAAGCTACAGGCGCAGCCATAGCCACCAAGGCCTGCAGCCTAGCCACCGTAGCGGCGTCCAGCACGGCGAGCATCTGGGGGGTCAGGGTGATGGAAGACATTTGAGACTTATTAGTGTTTGCTAATAAGGGGGGGGTACTCACTATAGGGGCTATGGCCTATTTCAATTTTTTCAATTCCAAATAGGGCTTCTGGAAGTTGAATTTGGGCCCAAGAATGAAAAATTTGGTTTCTTTCTCATTGCTCCTCCACCCTGAATTAGACCTCACTCACCCTTACTCCTCCTCAGTGGACTCATTGTCGTCTGCCTCCTCTGCATCAGCAGACTCAGAAGCCTGTGCTTGGTGCATGGGGGGCTCAGCGAGCGCAAAGTCCACCAAGCGACGCCCCGTCAGTGAGTCAGGGTCGTAGAGCCAGTACTCACCCTCATGAGAAACAATGAACTGAATCTCAAGAGGGTCCTTCTCTGATTGATTGAAGTTGACAACTGCTCCGTATGGCTGCTTCTTGTAGTCCATGTACCTCACCAGCTGCCAGTGGTGCTTGGACTTGATCGGGTTGGCCTCTGCCTTGAGCTCAAAGATGAACGGGAGGAAGTTGTGGAGAATGACATCCAGACGGGTGCTACAGGTACCGCCGAGGGGCCTCCCCTTGTACATGATGGGCATGGCCTCCTCTGCGACGTACTTGATGCCGGCGTCCTGCAGCTCCATGTACAGAGCCTGCTGGTAGTGGGCCTCCACGTGACCCTTGCCGAGGCCAACCGCGACCTCTACACAGAGCTCAGTTAGCCGGTCGAGCTTGTCAATGACCTCTTGATCCAAGAGGATGCTGACCTCTAGAGGTGCTTGGGTCACTTGTGATTGTGGCTGACGGGGCACCCGTGCCGCCAAAGGCGCCTGCGGGCAGCTAGACTTGCGGTGACCCTCTTGCTTGCAGAGGCTGCACTTGACCATCTTATAGTAAGAGGGGGTCGGTGGTATTGTTGTATTGGCCAGTAGCTTCAATTTTGGCTAAAGCATAACAAGCCTCTTAAGTACCCCTCTTCAAGGTAATCAATTCAATAAAAAATTGAATAGGGCTATTGCGTATATGCTGTTACCCCGGTTGTACTGTATAACCACTAGCCCGTAAAACAGCTAAGAATGTCCGCAATCAGCGCACTGAAGAACAAGATCGCCGCCAAGAATGAGGAGGTCTCAAAGAAGGCTGAGGAGATGACCAACAAGGCCCAGGAGATCGCGCGGCTGAATGAGGAGCACATGGCTATTCGTGAGGAGTTCAAAGAGCTCAACCTGGAGGCTGACCAGCTGAACGAGAAGCTGGCGCGCCTGGAGGAGCTCGCTGCCGAGGAGGCCGAGATCCTAGCCTCTGTGACGCCTGTGACGCCTGCGCCCGCAGCAGTTGCACAGCCAGTTGCAGAGCCAGTTGCAGAGCCAGTCCCATCTGATGTTGCCGTTTTCTCCACAGTTGCCATTGGCAGCGTCAAGAAGGGGCATGTGACGATTGCTGACTCCAAAGACTTCGTCGCCTGTGGCTACTATCTGGCAGTTGATTGCGCAGAGCCCTTCTCTACAAAGAGTGAGAAGGAGTTCAAGGAGCAGATAAAGGCTGTACAGAAGATCGATGGCAGCGGGCTAGTTGGCGGCTCAGCAGCTAAGAAGGTGCACACCTTTATGAAGAGCGGGACAGAGAACATCGGGAAGATCATCATCGTCGCATACGATAAGGGGATTGGTGGCGGCGGAGAGGTCCGTAAGATCACGGGGCCCTACTACTTCTCTCCCATGAACACCCTGCAAGAGGATACCATAGCGTGCTACTTCCACCGGTTCCCTACGGAGTTTATCCGCAAGCTGACGCCTGATGAGTTCAACCAAATAGCCTCCGTACGCCCGGCGCGCGCCATCAACTGGACCACGCGCCTCGTTCTCTAAACTGAAGTTGGAGAATTCAATTTCGACTAAAGCAAAAAAAGAGGGGTTTGTCTCTTTGGATCCCTCTTTTTTACTCTTTTTGCTCTTTAACTGTATTACATAGCCCCACCCACTGCTGCGCCACCAACTGCTGCGCCACCCACTGCTGCGCCACCCACTGCTGCGCCACCCACTGCTGCCCTCTTCAGCTTCAGCGGCGGCTTGCCCGACCCGTACATGGAACGGTAGGCCTTCAGGGAGTTAACCTTGACCCGCTCACCCGTGTCCACGCGCACTGCCACGCCCAGCACGCCGTCCTTATAACAGATAATCCTGTGATCCTGAAGCACGCCATCCCTCTTGGCGCCACCCCAGCTCTCCAGGTTCTTAAGGTCCTTGTAGTCCAGAACCCGCCAAGACTCCTCGCCCTTTATGGAAGGGAGGTAGCCTTTGAAGAGCTGGTCGGCAACAAGACCCTTCTTCCTGGAAAGAGGGAAGGGGTCCTTGAAGGAGCGCGTGACTGCGCGCCCTAGACGTAGGGGGCTATCTGGGCTGTGGACGAAGTGATCCCACCCACCCTCGCTAACTTGGTAAAAGTTAGTCGCGTGGACGATCTGGTCCCTCACCGTGCCAGCCACGCGCGCCGAGAGGCTCACGTCGGCGTAGCACTCAAGCTCCTGGAGAGCCCTGTCCCTGGTCTTGGCGTCCACGGGCTCGGGCCACTTGGGGTGCGCGACCTTGGTGGCCACGCTGCGCACCATGAAGAGCTCCACCAAGGATCCAGAGGTCCTGGCGTCCACCTTCCTAGACTCCCAGAGGTCAGTGCAGTAGGCGTCGTAGCCAATGCGCCCTGCAGAGAGGAGCAGGGTCTTCTTGTGGCAGTACACGCGAATGCGCTGAAAGCCACCGTACTTCTGCAGGTAGTGGTTGACGCGCTCCACGGCCTGAGAGATCGTGCTGAAGCGCGCCACGTTGCGAAAGTCGTGCGTGGCAAAGACGCGGTCGTGGCACGCCCACTCAGTGGACCTGGAGGACTTCTGGTCAATGACAATGATGGTGGGCGTCTCAACGGGCATGTTGCGGCGCCAGTACACGGGGTTGGACCACTCCACCGTGCTCTTGATCACAGAGGACTCGCGCGAGTCCAGAGAGTCCTCCACGTCAGCCACGATGTCAAAGCCCTCCAGCTCGGGGAAAGAGCTGCAGTGCTTGATGAACTGGTGGATGGCCTTGTGCTCCTTCTTGTTGCCGCCGTCAGCGTAGGAGAGGCGCAGCACGATGACGTTGCGCCTAACGTCGCCGGCCTCAATGGCCGCCTTGAGGTCGTGCACGATCTCCTTGCCCTGAGCCGAGAGGGCATAAGAGCCCTCAGCGCCCTTCTCAAAGAAGGGGTGCGCCACGTGCACCAGCCCCTCGTCAAGGAACTTGGCCGGCCCGCAGTAGCCCTCAGGAGGGTTATAGCGCACGTGGTGGCCCTCAAGGACCTCGCCCATCATGGAGTTCAGCTCCTCATTGTCCACCTCGCCAGAGTAAAGGACCTCCTCGGGCGTCGCGCTGTAGAG